GTCCCTACTGAGTACATGTCGCGTGAGGAATCTCATTTCCTCAAACGCGAATCTAAGTACCTTGGTGATACCGGCTTGTTGTGCGGTGCCTTGGAAGAAGATTCGATTTTTAAGAGTCTCCATTGTGTTTTGAAATCCAAGGCAGTTACAACTATGGAACAGTCAATTGCCAATGTAAACGGTGCTGTGAGAGAGTTTTTCTTTCATGGCCCTGAGGTCTATGAATTTCGTAGGCAGCAATTGCTAGTTGTAGCTGAACGTCATAATATTTTACCTTTGTGTCCTGACCTTGTTCTCACATTTGAGGACAGACTTCATGCATGGAAGGAAAAATATGTTCCCGGGACGTCCCCCCGTTAGTTGGACGGCTTGACCATGTCAATGTCGTTAAACTTTTGACTATCCGGTCGACGATCCGGTATGTGCAAATCTCGTCAGTGTATTATTGGTTACCTATATATTGTAAAGTTTATATTGTTGTATATATTATATTTGCTTGATACATTTAGACAACGCCCCCGTGCGTTACCCCTATTTAGGGGAGTACATAGTCTGTACAAATTAATGATATATTCAGTGTGTAAATAAGTGTGTACATATTGTCTTAAATTTCACTTACTATGAATATGAAAATATCTAAAGGGTCGGACACCCATTCTGAACAAAATGTCCACTTTAGTGACCAAACGGCTGATTGGTCATATAATGTACCTAGTCAGCCAGATGATACGTACAAGGTAGCAGATATGCAAGATGCCACTTTGGAAGAGTTTTTCTCACGTCCTGTGAGGATTCATTCATTTGTTTGGTCACCGGGAACCCCGGTGTTTGAATTTATTGATCCATGGTCTCTATTTTTCCACAATGTTCGTGTCGTGAATCGAATCAATAATTATAACCTACTGCGAGCTATGCTACATATTAAAATAGTATTGAATGGCAATGGATTTTATTATGGGAGACTAATGTCTTCGTATTTACCACGAGCTACTTCTATTAGTGGCTCTCCGTTACCACGCGGTTTGGTTCCTCAAGATTTGATTCAGTTGTCACAACTGCCTCATGTTTATTTAGACCCAACTACTTCCCAAGGTGGAGAATTGTCTCTTCCCTTTTTTCATCCCAATAATGCTTTGAGCATACCAGAGAATGACTTTGCACAGGTAGGTGTATTGGTATTTAAGGATTTAACTACGTTGGCTCATGCCAACAATGGAACAAATCCTGTTACAATTACCGTGTTTGCGTGGGCTACCGATGTGTCGTTGTCGATACCGACATCCACACGTAATGGTTCATTGTCGCCACAAATGGGTGATGAATACGGAATGGGTCCTGTTTCACGCCCTGCAAATACTGTAGCGCGTGCAGCCGGAGCTTTATCCAAAATACCATCCATTGCACCTTATGCAAAAGCCACTCAAATGGCAGCTCGAGCTGTTGGAGATGTTGCTTCAATTTTTGGTTATTCACGTCCAACTCAAGTTACACAGTCAAAT